GGAAGATCTTTTAAGAATCCAGATGAAACAATCAAGGTAAGAATCAATGCAGTTCTGAGTGATTTTGTATATCCAGCAGATACAAAAAATTTCCAAGACGGAGATATTGCACAAATTAAAACCTTAGGTAATGATTTCGATACACCAGTTTTTAACAATTGGTTTTATAACTATGCTTCGGAATACTTAATTAATTCTATCACATTAATAGATTCCTCCGATAACAGTTATGATTTAGTTTTAAATAAAAAACATTTCTTTAGAGAGAATGATAAAATTGATGTAAAAGAATTAAAAGGAATTTCTAAAACAGGAGGAGTGGTATATAGAATTAACTCCGAAAAATCAGTTTCAATAAAAGGATCTGGCGCTTTAGATATTAATAAAACATATTCTGTCAAAAGAAATGTATTGAGTGGTGATGCTGCTAACTTTATTTCAGCCTCAACATACCAAGCAAATGTTCAGGGTGTTTTTGACAGATCTGAAGATTTTCTTGTAGCTTCTTCATCCATACCATCATATTTTGGTTCAAGACTTAACGCTTCTGATAGATCTGTAACTTTTTCTGGAACATTCTTAGGGGAAGAATTAGCAATAACTCCTGGATCAAAACATAATTTTTATTCTGGGGATGCAGTTTATTATTCTGCAGGAGTTGGAACAGAAGGATTTTTCAATGATCGAGGGCAACTTGATGTAAGAGAAGTTAGAAATGAATCTTTAGGTGCTAATTTCCCAGATGGTATGTATTATGTTAAGAGATTGTCTGACACAAGTATTAAATTAGCAAAGAGTAAAAATGACGTTTATAATAACAAATTCGTATCTGTTGAGAGTCAAGTCACAGTAACTGACAATGTATTAAGACCATTTAACTTTCAAGGTAAGTCTTTAACTTCACAAAAACTTTTAAGACAAATTCCGAAAAATGCTCAGCATACTGGCGAATTAACAAAAACCAAACCTGGATATAATGGAATTCTAGTCAATGGTGTTGAAATCTTAAACTATAAAGCACCTGATGTTGTTTATTATGGTCAGATTGATGATATTGAAGTTCTTGCTCCTGGAGAAAATTTTGATATCATTGATCCTCCACAACTGCTTATTAGTGATGGTGTAGGAACAGGTGCTACTGGAAACATTGCAGTTTCTGGTTCTCTAGAATCTATTAGAGTTTTAGATCCTGGATTCGACTATGTTGAGAATCCTATTATCACTATTATTGGTGGTAATGGAGATGGAGCATCGGCTCAAGCAAATATGAAGTTGATCGATTATTCAGTTTCATTTTTTGCTGAAATGTCCTCCGCAGGTGTTAGCACTGGTAATGCTACATCTACTATTGGTTTCTCAACTTATCATAAATTTAGAAATGGTGAACATGTCATTTATAAAACTAATGGACAATCTGGTATTGCTGGATTATCGACAGATGCAAAGTATTTTGCAAGAACTACTAATAATACAACGATAACACTCCACAATACTCTTGATGATGTTATTGCTGGTATTAATACTGTAGTATTGACAGATTTTGGTAATGGATTGCATAGTTTTCAAACAGTAAACAAAAAATCAGTTGTTGAATCAATTTCGGTTATTAGTAGTGGCGAAGGATATCAAAATAAAAAAAGATCTTGTGGAGTAACTGGTGTAAGCACATCTCTTAACTGTATCGAGATTAAAAACCACGATTATAAGTCTGGAGAGATAGTAAAATATATCGCAGGATCTTCTCCTATCAGTGGATTAACTGATGGTAGTCAATATTATGTTATTAAATTAAATGATGATAAGTTTAGATTAACTAATGTTGGACTTACAACATCAACAAAAAGATATTTTTATGAAACTAATCAATTTATCAATTTAACATCAATTGGTGCTGGAACACACTCGTTCAATTATCCAGAAATTTCAGTTTCTATCACTGGACAGATTGGTATCTCCTCGATCGGCCTAGAAACTTTCCAAGCTGAACTTCAACCAATTTTTAGAGGGGAAATTACATCAGTTAATTTATCAAATAATGGAGTTGGTTATGGTGCATCTGAAGTTCTGAATTTAGATAGATCACCTTTAGTTATTGCTGTTCCTGGTGAAGCAGCACAATGTCAAGCGATTATAAACCAAGGAAGAATAGAAGAAGTTCTTGTATTAAATCCTGGTAGACAGTATGTTTCACCCCCAGATCTAGTAATTGAAGGAGAAGGACTTGGTGCAGTTATAACTCCAGTGTTAAGTAATGGAACTTTGATAGAAGTTAAGGTTCTTGAATCTGGAGCAGGGTATGAACAAAGTACAACAACTGTTAATGTAATTCATCCAGGAGACGGTGAAGTATTAAAGGCAAAATTACAGACATGGAGGGTTAACCTTTTTCAAAAATATCTTTATTCACTTAGCGATGATGATGGAGTTATCGATGTTGGAACTAATGAAGATTTTGGATTACAATACTCTCACTTATACGCTCCAAGAAAGTTAAGACAATTATCTTATGCTGTTGATGGTAATGGCAATACACTTCATGGAGATGCTGATTTACAAATAAACGTTAATACAAAACAAGAAGCAATCGCAGAAAATCATTCTCCAATCATTGGATGGGCATATGATGGACATCCAATTTATGGTCCATATGGTTATTCAACGAGATCTGGTGGTGCTGTCACTATCATGAAGACTGGATATGTTGAGAAATCAGATGCACCACAGAGACCCCCATTAACAACATGGCCATCTGGTTTCTTTATTAATGATTTTGTTTATGAAAACAAAACTAGTGAATCTGTCCTTGATGAAAATAATGGAAGACATTGCGTAACTCCAGATTTTCCAAATGGAACATATGCATATTTTGCTACAATAGCGTCTGATGATGCTGATACACAATCTCCATTTACTAATTTTAGAAGACCAAAATTCCCATACTTGGTTGGAGATAATTTCCACGCAAAACCAGAGGAGTTTAATTTCCAAAAAGTATCAAATCAAGATGATTTTAGAATCAATACGACTGATTACATAAAAAATACTAATCCATATAACTTCTTTGATGACAGAGATATTCAATATAGATATCTTTCATTACCTGCAAACTTAACTCAAAAGATTGAGGTTAAAAATGCCGCAAGGGGTGGAATCACTAGAGTTGGTATTGTAACCGGAGGGAACAATTACAAGGTAGGTGACCCAGTTGTATTCAACGAGTCAGATACAGGCGGTGGAGGCGTTTCTGCAAGGGTCTCACACGTCTTAGGAAAACCAGTTGATAGTGTAAGTGTTGCTACTAGCTCTATTGAAAATGTAGAATTTTATCCTAATGGAAAGGGAAGATATTTACTATTTTCTGATAATCCTCATAATCTTTCAAATGTTGATACAATATCAATAAGTGGTATAACAACAACGGCATCAGATCTTGAGGGAATCTATGCCGCTGGTATTGGTACAAATGTATACAAGGTTGCTGGCACAGGTATTTCGACTAATGGAATTGGAACCGTTTCTTACACCGGATTTGTTACTTACTTTAATTTAACTGGTAATCTTAATTATCCAGATATTAGAGAAAATGACATTCTTCAGATTGGGACAGAGCAAGTAAAAGTTCTGAACGTAGATAATCGGTTGTCTAGAATTAGAGTTATCAGATCTGTAAATGGTGTCGTTGGAGTTGCTCATACTGTTGGCACTGCAGCAACGGTAACTCAAAGAAAGTTAAGTGTTATTGCCGGATTTAAAACTGATATTGATTACAAAGTAAACAAACAATTGTATTTTAACCCAGTAGAGGTCGTTGGATTGGGTAGCACAGGTGGAGTTGGTATTGGGACCACTATTTTCTTTGAAAATCCAGGAGCTGGAGCTACATCTATTGTAATACCTACTAAAACTATTTTCATCAAAGATCATGGACTTCAAACTGGTGATATAGTAACTTACTCTGCCAATGGAGGAGATGGAATTGTTGTCGAAGACAATCATACCCCAGGACAAGTTGGTGGTGCCGGAATAGGAACAACTGTTTCTGATGGAACCAATTTATTTGTAGCAAAAATTGCCAACAATTTAATTGGTTTAGCGACCGCAAGAGTTGGTCTTGGAAGCACAGGAACATTTGAAGGTCCTGTTGGTAGCTCATCGACCGCAACCACTCTAGCATTCCTTGGAATAGGCACAGGTGTTTATCACAGTCTCAAAACAAATTATAGTGTAATTAAGGGAACTATTAGCAAAAACACTGTTACTGTAGCTACAGGTGTATCTCACGGCATTCATGTTGGTCATGATATAGTATTGGATGTTAATCCAGGTATTACATCTGCCTTTAACATTTCATATAATGATTTTAATAGAAAATTGATTATAGATCCAAAATCATACTCTTCTACAGGAATTAATACCTCGACAGGTGTGGTTACAATAGAGAACCATGGATTTACTAAGGGTCAAAAAGTTGTCTACACTGAAGACGGTAGTAATCCTACAGAGGGATTGACAAATAATTCAATTTACTATCTTTACGTAATTGACAAAAATACATTTAAATTTTCTAATACCTTAAATGATGCTACTTTAGAAATTCCAAATACAGTTGGAGTTGCAAGCACTGGTGGCGGCGGAGTAATTAATCCAATCAATCCTCCGCTAAAAGTATATAAAGATTCTACAGTTACATTTACGTTAACGAGCCCTACTCTTTCACACGAAGTTCAATCTACAAATTATCCTTCGTTTGAATTTAATTTATATAATGATAAGAACTTTACTAACAAGTATGTTGGAAAAATTAGTGATGGTAAAAATTACGATGTAACTAGAGATGGTACTGTTGGTATTGATGGAATTGCTAAGGTTACTTTGGTAGTTAATGATAATACACCAGAAAAACTTTATTATAGACTTGATCCAACATATGAGTCTGGAGAAGTTCCTGCAATAAAAACTGAGATTAACACTGATAATGAAATTTTTGAAAATAATACGATAAACATTTCTCCCAGTATCTACAACGGAAAACATAAAATTTCTCGTGTAGAACCCAATTCGTTTAGTTTTACCGTAGGACCAACTCCAGAAAAATCGTCTTACAGTACCGCTGGTTTATCTGAAATTAACTATGAAACAGATTGTACTCACACAGATGGTCCTGTAGCACGAGTTGAAGTTATCAATAGTGGTCAGGGATATCAATCATTACCAGGTATTACCACAGTTTCTACCACTAACGGTAAAGGTGTTATTTTAGAAGCAGAAAGTAATTCTATTGGGAGAATAACCAAAACAAACATAAAAGATATTGGATTTGACTTCCCATCAGATAGAACTCTCAGACCATCTATTACACTGCCAAACCTCATCAAAATTAGATCATTAAAATCGTTTGATTTTATTGGAATATCATCTGGCGGAAGAGGATATTCTTCTGCACCTAGATTGTTGGTTTTCGATGGAAAAACAAATGAACAGATTAAAGACGTAGATCTCAAATACGATCTTGGAGATGATCGAGTAACTGTTCTTAAGAACACAAAGGGAATTAGTAACACAGTTCCAACCATATTGCCAGTTTTCAATACTAATGGATGTGGAATTAGTACGATTGGATTCAATACAGTAACCAAAGAAGTTACGGCTGAATTGTCTGTTGGATTTAGTGCATCTGATGATTTTCCTGTTGAAGTTGGAGATAAAGTATTAATTGAAAATATCAGTATTGGTATTGGTTCTACTGGTATAGGTTATAACTCTTCTGATCATGGATATAAGTTATTCCCGGTTATTGCTGTAGATAAAAATTTGGGTGGAGTTGGAGCAACTTTCAGTTATAGTTTGGATGGTTTATTTGATTCATCCATAGGCGAATTTATCGGAGCATTTGATAAATTTAATTCTTCCGGTAGAGTTATCTCAGAAAGACATTTTCCAATCTTTGATGTTAATCTTAAGGACAATGAATTTCTTAATGGGGAAGAAGTTAAATCTTCCACAGCATCTGGAATTGTAGAAAGTTGGGATAGAAAAACTGGAACACTAAGAGTATCAAGTTCTAAGAATTTTGTCAAAGGAGAACTTATTGAAGGACTTGCATCAAAAACTCAGGGAGTTGCTGATGAAGTAGTAGTATATGAGTCTATTCTTAACACTGATGCATCATCAAGAGTAGTTAAAGGTTCTCAAACTGAATCTGGATTCCTTAATGCTAACATGCAGAGAGTTCAAGATAGTTTCTATTATCAAAACTTCTCATATTCTCTCAGATCAAAAGTTGATTTTGATAGTTGGAATGATGTCGTAAGTGCAACAAATCATACAGCTGGATTTAAAAAATTCTCTGACTATCAGTTAGAAACACCAGCAAAGTTTTCGGAAGTTATCGGCAACTCGATGCAAGTTGGATTATCTACCCAACTTTCATATTTCACTTCTGTTAATGATCTTTATAGTATTGGTGACTTTAACTGTTTCTATGATTTTGACCTTGCTTTAGAAAATTCTCTTAATATTGGTAATAGTGTTTTCTCTGATGAAATTATTTTCGCAAGTAGAATTTTAACAGATTTCTTTGAATCTTTCGGAAACAGAGCCGTTGACTTTGATGATGTAAGTGGTCAATTCAATAGCAATCCTAGAGCAACTAGATTTCAACTGATTGATGAGTTTAATGTTAGCACCAGCAGATTCTTAAAGTATTTCGTATACTTTAAAGATGAAAGATTCCAGAGTGAAAGACAATTTGGAATTGTGTCTCTACTTCAAGATGGACAAATTTCTTTCATGAATCAATATGGAAGAATGGTTAGTGTAGGTGATCTTGCAGACTTTGACTTTAAGGTTGCCGGAACTCAAGGTTCGCTGCAGTTTTTCCCAATAAATTTTGCAGTTAATGATTATCAAATTGTAAGTCTCGCATATCACTTGGATGATAATGTAGTGGGTCTCGGAACCTCCATAGTGTTAGGAAATGGAGGTGTAGATATTCGCACTAATAGTGTTGCTGTTCCCGCAGGTGCTGGATCTAGGACAACCGTTGTGTCTACTGCTGCAACAACCAGATCAATGAAGGTCATGGCTCTCATTTCTGATCCAGATAGCAATGATCATCAATATGATGAATTGAATATCATTCACGACGATACTGAAGTTAGCGTTACTGAATTTGGTAGATTAGTATCAAATGAAAATAGTACTTCATTCACTGGACCAGGATTTGGAACTTACTATCCATATATTGATAGTAATACATTAAAAGTTGATTTTATACCAAGTGTAGGTGTTGCATTAACTTCTAATACTTTAAAAATTGGTTTTGGTACTGATGGAATATCTGGAATTAGCACTGATGAGATGAAACATGCCCTTCTTGAGGGAAGATCAACTTCAATTGCGTCTTCTGGAACTCCAGGGATAACCACTGTTGGTGATTATGATGCAGTATTTGATTCCGCATACTTCATGGTATCAATCACAGATAAAACCAATAATACCTATGAAATGAGAGAACTTATTCTCATGGATACCGATAGTAATGAAAACGGTACTGGAGATGTAGAAGTTCAGGACTTTGGTATCGTAGAAACTGATACTACTATGCCATATGTAAGTGGTCTTGGAACATTTGGTGCAAGAATTAATTCTGGCGGCGGAGTTTCCATAACATTTACTCCTGAAGCAAATATTGATGTTGATGTCAAAACGTATATGACTGCGTTAAGACTTGAAGATGATGCTAAAGATCAAAGAAGCTTTGGTAATGGTTTGTTTGTTAGTAATTTTGCACGATATGAAGGAACAGAAAATTCTGTTAAGAAGACTTTCACTTTGGAGCACAGATCTGCGCCAATATTTGAAAAGTATTTCTTAGGAAATGATTCCAACATTGTTAGTATTAGTGCTAATACAATTACTCTTCCAAACCACTTCTTTGTTTCTGGAGAAAAAATCAGATATGATAGAAACGGCGGAATCACTTCTTCTATTGGTATTGGTTTAACTAATATTTCTGGAGTTGGTAATACTGAATTCTTACCAATCAACACTGATATATTTGCAATTAAAATTGATGATGAAAAAATTCAACTGGCATCCACTGCAGAAAATGCACTGAAGAAGATTCCTGTCGCCATGGATATCACTAGTGTTGGAATTGGAACTTCACATAGATTTAGCGCAACTAATCAAAATGCAAGATGTCTTATTGCCCTTGATAATTTAATTCAATCTCCAATTGTTGCAACCTCACAAACAACAGGTCTTTCTACCAATGTCACCACTGTTGATAATATTATCAAGTTAAGTGGTATACAATCATATTTTGGATCTGATCTTATTAAGATGGGTGATGAAATTATGAAGATTACTGCCGTTGGTGTTGGAAGTACAAATTCAGTTAGAGTTAAGAGAGGCCAATTAGGAACACTAATTGGATTTGGAGCGACTGGTGATCCAATTACTAAGGTTGTTGGAAACTATAACATTACTGATAGTATTCTTCACTTCGCGGAAGCACCATATGGTCAAGTCCCGATTGGTAGTACAACAAATCCACCTGACGAAAGAGATTGGGAAGGTATCTCTGGAAGTTCTTCTTTCCAAGGAAGAACGTTTATGAGATCTGGTGCTGAAGGTATCAGCACTGATACTTATTCTACGAATTATCTTTTTGATAGTATTTCAAATAAGTTTGATGGTAATACTTCAGTATATACTTTAACTTCTGCTGGATCATCAGATATTTCTGGAATTTCTACCGGAAATGCAATCATTTTAATTAATGATATTCTTCAAGGTCCTGGACTTACTAGAGATTTCACTCTTGGAGAAAATACTGGTATTACTACTATTGCATTCACCGGAACTGCATCTTCTACAACTACTGATGCTAACACATCTGGATTACCAGTTGGTGGTGTTCTTCTTTCTATGGGTTCTACAGAGGGATTTGGTTATCAACCTCTCGTTTCTGCTGGTGCAACTGCTAAGGTCACTAATGTTGGAGTTCTTACTGATGTTGCAATTGGCAATACTGGGTCTGGATATAGAGCCGCTGAAAAGTATGAGTTCTTAGTTAATACAAACGAATTTGTAGGAATTGGATCCACTGAAGTATACATTCCAAATACCAAAGCAGTTCTTGATATTCTCCCACATATCAATAATGGTTCTAATTCTGAAATAAAATTTGGAAGAATTGGTGATACCTTTGTCTCCGGAACAATTGTATCATCTGCATCTACTTTTGTAAGACTTCATATAGATGATAAAGCGACTATCGGAATTCCTACAGGAACTCAGGCTCGTATTAGTGTTTCCAATCCTCCAGTCGGATTTGTTAATATCAGTGCTGCTTCTACAAGTGTTGGTGTCGAAACTTCAGTTTATCATGTTGGATTTGCAACCATCATTAATGGGCATGTTTCTACTGCCATCTCTGTAACAAACAATTCGTCTGCAAGATTCTATCCCGCAAAATCAATCAGTAATGTTGGGTATAGTTCTATTACAGGAATAACAACCGTTACTACATCCACTGCTCATGGATTAAGTGCAGGAGAAGCAATTCAATTGTCTGGTATCGCATTCACTTGTACTTATGCACCACCTGTTAACGTATCCAACGTTGGTTATAGCACAGTAAGTGGAATCACAACCATTACCACTGCGACAGCACATAATTTGTTGGTAGGAAAAGGTGTTGTTCTGACTAGTATTGGAATGACCTGTGAATATGACGCTGTTAATCCGCATTATTATCCAAGAACAACTGATCCCGCATATTGTGGAGTTCCTGTTCTTGAAGTTCTGAGTTCAACTCAGTTCGTTGTTAACACTGGACCATCTACAGTTCCAACATTCTATAAGACTGGAGGAACAGTACAAGGCGCGATTATCAATGCACCTAGAAAGAAAAACAAGTCTGCTAGTGGAAATGATTTTGCATCTGATGGTTCCTCTGTCATAGCAGTTCTTAGCCCTACTTCTTTTGTAGTCAATACAGGAACTTCAACTTGTGCTCATTTCTACAATAGATGTGGTAAAGTTAACAGACCACTCTCTCTATTTGTTGACGATCCACTTTCCTACACCAACATTCCACTTAATTATGTTGGTGCAGCAAACTCAGGACTGAATGGAACTGTTGATATCGTAGTTGGTAATGGTTCTAGTATCGTTGACTTCAGCATCAATAATAAAGGTGTTGGATACAAGCCAGGCGAAGTTCTTACTATTCCAACTGGCGGACTTACTGGAATTCCTACGACAGGATCACATAGTGATTTTAGACAATTTGAATTAACAGTCCAGAAAGTATTCTCTGATGAATTTACTGGATGGAGTCTTGGTGTTCTTCAAACACTTGATGATCCATCAGTTCTTTTTGATGGATCTACTAGGGCGTTTAATCTCTCTCTTGCGGGATCTCAAATTTCAATTAGAGCACCAAGAGGTTCTAAGGTTGATGTTGAAAAAATTCTTATCGTTACCATTAATGATATTCTTCAAGAACCAGGTAAAGGTTATGAATTCCCAGGTGGCAGCGTAATCAAATTTACAGAAGCACCAAAACCAGGTGATAGTTGTAAGATTCTATTCTACAAGGGAACTGGTGATGACACTGATGTCATCTTTAAAGAAGTCATCGAAACAGTCAAGCAAGGTGATACTTTAACTCTTGGATATGATCGCAATGCAAATCCAACGCAACTCTCTTTCTTACAAGAAGATCCAAGAACGGTAACTAATGTAAACTCAACTGATCAAGTTCAAACGTTTGCATACTTTGGACCAGGAAACACTGCAGACGAAACCTTACAGAGAAGGGTTATGTGGTGCAGACAAACCGAGGATAAAATTATTGACGAAAAACGTGTTTCTAAAGATAGAGAGCTTTATGAACCACAAATTCACCCATATGCATACATTACCAAGTCTGTTGGCATTGGATCCACAGTAATTTACGTTGATAGAGCAAGACCTCTTTTCAATGGAATAAATGAAAATGACACGGCCTTAGCATTCCAGAATAAGTTTAAGTTTGCAAATCAAGCAGTAACTTCTGGAGCAGCAGGAACTGCTGTTGTAAGTAGTACAGGAACTATCTCGTCTATTGTTCTTTCAGATGGTGGAGTTGGTTATAGCACTGCTGTGGTTACTATTGGATCAACCTCTCATCTTGTCCCACATCTTGGACTTACGACTGCTCTGGCAAATCCAGTCATTAGTGCTGGAGGAACAATATCCTCCGTCACAATTACAAATGCTGGAACTGGATATACTCATACAAATCCACCAATCGTACTTATAAGCGAACCTAGTTATAGTGAAGAAGAAAATACTGCTATAGATTTTGCAGGTGATTCTGGAATCATTGTTGGATTTGGAACCACAACAACTGCTGGTCTTACCACACAATTCGTCTTTGACTTGCATATTCCGTTCGATTCTAAGTTAAGAGACACTTCTATAGTTGGAACAGCAGTGACTTTGAGTGGATTGGAACCAAATGACTACTTCATTGTTACTAATTCTAATGTTGGATCTGCAACAACATCTATTACATCACTTGATTCTAGTGATAACACAGTGGGTGTAGGTAAGTCCTTCGTTGATAATGTATATGTCGTTGCTCGCGCCATAAACGTTCAAAGAACAATTCGTTTGAATTCTTCTGGTGTAGGAATTGGAACAACTGTCTGTAGAAGAGTATTCGTTGATGTTACTCAACCAGTGTTTGATACCAGTGGTATTGGAACACAATCTGTATCTACTGTTGCTGGATATGGAGACTATAGTTGGGGTAAAATTACGCTTGACTCAAGAGCAGGATTAAATAGTTACACTGCATACACTGAAGGTGGTGTTCTTGGAATTACCACATCGACTAGAGTAGAGAGATCTGCTCCACTGAAATTCAAGAATTACATCACTTGATGTTTAATAAATAAAAAAAACTCCGTTAAACTGGCACAAAATGGCTGCAATTATAACTGATCAAATTAGAATTTTGAATGCGAAAAATTTTGTATCTGGAGTTAGTTCCAGTTCTAATGCATATTATTCTTTTATTGGATTACCTAATCCATCAGACTATCAAAGTGATTGGGACTCATCTCCCCCTGCACCAAAAGATAATTTTTCTGAAGAGAACGATTATTGGGATACAATGATCGCTGTAAAGAAGATCAATGCTACTGATGTTAGACAGGTAATTCCTAAGAGAACTTGGACATCAGGTACAACTTATGATATGTATCGACATGATTACAGTGTCACCAATACTGCAGCCGTATCTGGTGCCACTAATTTATATTCATCATTTTTCTACGTATTAAATAGTGATTTCAGAGTTTACATTTGCCTTCAGAACGGAACTGATCCAGACAATCCTAATGGGAGACCATCTCTGGATGAACCAACTTTTACTGATTTAGAACCAAGATCTGCCGGATCAAGTGGCGATGGATATATCTGGAAATACCTTTATACTATTAAAGCGAATGAAGTTGTAAAGTTTGAGTCTACAGACTTCATGCCAGTTCCTGCTAATTGGGGATCTAGTTCAGACAATGCTCCTGTAAGGGATAATGCTGTTGATGGATCCATCAAGATTGTGACTGTAACCAATGCTGGAGTTGGTATTGGTACTGCAAACCAAACATATACAAGAGTTCCTATTGAAGGTGATGGATCTGGAGCAGAGTGTACCATAACAGTTGGAGCAGACTCTAAGGTTAGTGGAGTTACTGTTTCCAACCAAGGATCAAACTATAGTTATGGAAGTGTAAATCTAACTGGCGGTAATGTTCCAACAGGAACTACTATTCCAAGATTTGATGTTATTATGAGTCCTCAAGGTGGTCATGGAAAGGACATCTATAGAGAACTGGGAGCATACAATGTCTTATTGTACTCTAGAATTGAAAATGATAATGAAAACCCCGATTTTGTCACCGGAAACCAAATTGCAAGAGTAGGAGTTATTGAAAACCCAGAAGTATCTACTGGAAATGTATTAACTTCCGATAAAGCAAGTGTTCTTAATGCCCTTAAATTAACTGGAATTGGATATAGTTCTGCTACGTTTGATGCAGATTCTATAGTTGTTCAAACTGTTGGAACAGGAGCTACAGCTATTGGTAGAGTTGTTAGTTATAATCAAACAACAGGTGTTCTTAAATATTGGCAAGATAAAACCAATCATGGATTTAATTTTGTTGGTTCTGGAACCACAAATCCAACATATGGATTTAATGTTACTGAATTTACTTCTTCTCCAGACGCTGGCGGTAATGTTCAAATCACACCTTCAAGTGGTTCTAATTTGAATATTGATACAAACTTTACGGGTATCACAACCGTAATAAATAATCGTACATATTATCTTGGTCAGTCATTTACAAGTGGAGTTGCAGGTCCTGAAGTTAAAAAACATGCAGGAAATATTATTTACGTTGATAACAGGCCTTCAATTACCAGATCATCTAACCAAAAAGAAGATATCAAAATTATTTTGCAGTTCTAAAGAATTATGCCACAGCAAACGAACCTCAATGTAGCACCATATTTTGATGACTTTGATCCGGTAGATGATTACCATAAGGTGCTTTTTAAACCTGGATATCCAGTTCAGGCCAGAGAATTAACTACTTTACAATCGATTCTGCAGAATCAGATTGAGAGGTTTGGTCAGCACTTTTTTAAAGAGGGTGCTAAAGTAATTCCAGGCAATACTGGATATACTCAGTTGTATTATTGTATTCAGTTACAAAATACTTATCTAGGAGTTCCTGTTGCGGCATATGCGGAACAGTTAGTTGGATCTAGAATTACTGGAGAAACATCTGGAGTAAGTGCTGTTGTAGATAAAGTTCTTTTACCAGAAGATTCGGAAAGAGGAAATCTTACTCTTTATATCAACTATCTTAATTCTAGCACTGCAAATAATTCAACTCAAACGTTCTCTGATGGAGAAAATTTAACAAGCAATCAGATCATTACCTCAGGACTTCTTGGTAATAGCACTATTGCTGCAGGAGCTCCTTTTGCAACAACCATCCCAGATGAAGCGGCCGCTACTGGATCTGCTTTCCAAATTCAAGAGGGTGTATATTTTATTCGTGGACATTTTGTCAATGTTAATACAGAGACTCTGATTCTTGATCAATATGGTACTAATCCTAATTATAGAGTTGGTTTATTTGTAAACGAAACAATTGTTAACGCTGATGAAGATGATTCTCTAAATGATAATTCTCAGGGATTTAATAATTATTCTGCTCCAGGTGCAGATAGACTTAAAATTTCTGTAAGTTTATTTAAAAAACCAATAACTGATTACAATGATGATCAGTTTGTTGAATTATCCATTATTGAAGAAGGAAATATTAAATCTCAAACCAAGAGAGGAGATCTTGGTGGTGGAGTAGGATATAAAGATTGGACAGACATTCTTGCAAGAAGAACATATGCAGAATCTGGTGATTATTATGTAAAAGCATTTGATTTATCTGTTCATGAGTCTCTTAATGATGGAATAGGAAACAGAGGTGTATACAAATCTGGTCAATTAACTGCTGGGGGAAAAACTCCATCTGATGATCTGATGTTGTATAAGTTCTCTCCAGGTAGAGCGTTTATAAGAGGTTATGATATTGATATTAGTAGCGTAACTTTTATTGATATTCCTAAACCAAGAACAACAGCGACCATTGAAGATCAATCAATAATTTATAATACGGGTCCAACTTTAAGGGTTAATAGAACCTGGAGAGCACCAGATGTTGGAGTTGGAAATACATACATTCTCAGTTTGAGAGATCAGAGAGTGGGTCTTGCTACAGATGGAACCGGTGGAACGCCAGACCCTGCAGGTAGAGAAATTGGTGTCGCTAGGGTATATGATTACAGATTAGAGTCTGGATCTTATAGCGCATCCAATAGCAGTCTTAATCAATGGAATCTTTCTCTGTTTGATGTTCAAACGACAGTAGATTTAGTTCTTAACCAAGCAACCACACTATCTGTTCCTACTTTTGTACAGGGCAGTAGAAGTGGTGCAACCGCATTTATTAAAGATGCAGTCTCAGACTCAAATGCAGTATCTTTGTATGAGGTAGAAGGGGACTTTATTCCTAATGAAGCATTGGTGTTTAATGGAATAAATGATGGCAGAATTGCTACTGCAGTGACAGCATACAGTTTATCTGATGTAAAATCTGTTTTTGGAAGCACTGATAGACTGACTGGTATTAATACCTTTGCTGCTGATGTTGTTCAGACTCCAATAATTGCTGTTGGAGTAGCAACAATTACTAAAGCTTCTGGTGGAGTTAGTACTGTAAGGAGTACAAGTGATGCTCTTCCAGGATTATTCAAAGTTGGAAACCTTGTAGAATATACAAATCCATCGGCAACCATCATTGATCCTACTTTTGGAAGAGTTACAAGTGTAGATACTGATTCTATTCAGATCGCTGCAGTTACCCCTGTTCCAGGAATTGTTCAAGGAGCTCTCCCAACCAGATCAGTTGATGTCAATGACTTTAAGGTAGTATCTACAAAACTTGATCCCTCTTCTGATAACACTCTTTATACTAGATTACCAAAGACTGACATTGAGTCAGTTGATTTTACTAATGCAAGTCTAACCATAAGAAAAGTTTTGAGTGTTGACATTGCTAATGGTCAACTTTCTTCTAACATAATTGCTGGTCAAAATGAAACATTTCTCCCATTTGATGAGGAAAGATACGCTTTAATTAGATCGGATGGAGAAACTGAAGCATTATCCGCTGATAAACTCACTATTGCCAGTGGTGGAACAGCATTAAACATTTTTGGTCTCGGTGCCAATGACACTGGATCTTCTCTGATTGTATCTTTGAAGAAGGTCAAACCAACTTCAAAAATTAAAATAAAGAACAGAGTCAAATCCATAATTGTCGATAAGTCAAATAATCAAGCTTCTGGTATTGGATCAACAACTCTGAATGATGGATTGGTTTATGGTGGTGGTAATTATCCATATGGAACTAGAGTTCAAGATGCTACCATTTCTCTGAACGTTCCAGATGTTATTGATGTTCATGGTGTTTTTGAATCCGCTGATACTAATAATGCTACAGCACCAAAAGTTTCTCTCATTACTATTAATAGCACATCAACTACGACTGGTGAATTAGTGGTCGGAGAGTCCTTTATTGGAGAAACTTCTGGTGCAAACGGAATTGTAGCAGAAAAACTTTCATCTGCACAAATTTCATATATTTCCAAAAATGATAAGAAATTTGTTGAGGGAGAAACAGTAACCTTCCAAGAAACCGGAATTACAGCAGTAGTATCTGTTCTGACTTCTGAAAGTTTTGATATTTCTGAAAATTATAAATTTAGAACAGGACAAGAAAGCACCTTCTATGACCAAGGAAGAATTATAATAAAAGAGGGTAAGTCTCTTCCTACTAAGAAACTAAAAATTTATTATAAGAGCGCATCTTTTGATTCTACTGATAATGGAGATCTCACAACTGTAGAATCTTACAAAAACTTTGACTATAGCAAAGAAATTAAAGGTATTAATGGAGACGCTAATACCGATATCATTGACATTAGGCCAAGAGTTTCTGAATATACAGTTGCTGAGGACACAAGATCTCCACTTGAATTCTTTGGAAGATCTTTTAATGGTGATGGAAATTCTGCATCAAATGCATTAGCATCTGATGAAGCGATTTTAACAACATTCTCTCATTATCTTGGAAGAATTGATAGAGTCTTTTTAGATAAAAATGGTAAATTCCAAGTTATATTCGGAACTCCATCAGAACTACCACAACCACCCAATCCAATTGATGATGCTTTAGAAGTTGCCACGATAACTCTACCTCCATATCTCTACAATGTCAGTCAGGCATCTCTAAAGTTCCTGGAACACAAGAGATATCAAATGAGAGATATCAAAAAACTTGATAACAGAATTTCAAGTCTTGAATATTATACCTCCTTAAATTTACTTGAGGCAAACACCGCAAACCTGTTTGTTCCAGACAGTGAGGGACTGAACAGATTTAAATCTGGATTCTTTGTCGATAATTTTACTGGATTTGCTGCTCAAGAAACAAGCGCACCAATAAAAAATAGTATTGATAGAGCACACAAAGAACTGAGACCAAGACATTATACAAACTCTATTGACTTAATCTTTGGTCCCGTTGTTAATGCAGATTCCACTGCAGATCTTAACTTCTCAACTGTAGAAGGAAACAATATAAGAAAAGCAAATGATGTAATTACTCTTGATTATAGTGAAGTTGAATATATTAATCAACCATTTGCAACTAGAACAGAAAGTGTTACTCCTTTCTTGATTAGTTTCTGGCAGGGAACTATGGAGTTAAATCCTGCTTCTGATACCTGGGTTGATACTGTAAGAATTGAACCTAAGGTTATTGATGTTGAGGGTGATTATGCTGCTCAGGTTGCATTGCTGCAGCAAACAGAAAACCTTGACCCACAAACTGGATTTGCTCCTATTGTTTGGAATGCGTGGGAAACTAATTGGACTGGATTTGAGTTTAATGATACCACTACACAAAGACAAACCGTACAAACTGCGACTCGCGGTGTTGGTGGTTGGATTAATGGTGGTTCCGGGTCGGCAAGATGGGTTCAAGACACAACTTTAACAACCATTGAGGACACTGTTAGAGAAACAATTCGTACTGGTGTAGAAACAAGAGCTGGTTCTCAATTATTTGTTCATGAACAGTTTGACCGTGAGTCTGTCGGAGACAGAACAGTAAGTAGAGATCTCATTCCATTCATGAGATCAAGGAACGTTGAATTCATTTCTAAGAGAATGAAACCTCTTACAAGAATGCACGCATTCTTTGATGGAGAACAGGTTGATGAATTCTGTGTTCCTAAGCTTCTTGAAATTTCAATGACATCTGGAACTTTCCAGATTGGAGAAACTGTTATTGGTAGAATGACTACACCTGGACTTGCACCAGTAGCAAGAAGATTGGTCGGAGAAGAACCAAGAATTACATTTAGAGTTGCTCAGGCAAATCACAGAGAAGGTGAATATAATGCACCTAATCAAGTATTCAGAGAAAGCCCTTATGATGGAACTTCAATGTCTGCGGTTTATTCTGCAACGTCTACAATTCTAAACGTTGATACTTTCTCATTATCAAATGAAGCTCAAGGACAGTACTCTGGAGTCATTGCTGAGGGAATGATTCTCAAAGGATCCACAAGTGGTGCAGAAGCAGTCATAACAGGACATAGACTTGTTTCTGATCTTGCTGCAAATTTGATCGGCAGTTTCTTTATTCCAAACCCTAATTCTGTAAATCATCCAAGGTTTGAGACTGGAACAAAGGTATTTACATTGACCAATGACGAAGATAACGATCCAGATGTAGCAACAACAATTGCAGAAGAAGCATTCACTGCTTCTGGAACACTTGAGACCGTTCAGGAAAATATTATCTCGGTCAGAAATGCAAGAATTGAGAGAAGGCAAGAGTTCCAAGAAAGAAACGTTAATGAAAATCTTGGAACACAAGTTGTTGGTTCTCAAGTTACTGGTCAAACAACACGTTCTGACGTAGTTGGTTGGTATGATCCTCTTGCACAATCATTCTTGGTTGAGGAAGACACTGGTGTATTCGTCACCAAGTGTGATGTTTACTTCAGAACAAAGGATGATATGGACATTCCTTTGGTCTTCCAACTCAGAACCATGCAAAACGGTTTCCCAACACAGAAAATTTTACCATTCTCTGAAATTGTTGTTGACCCTGCAGATATTGAACTTTCTGATGATGGATCAGTTGCAACAACAATTGAGTTTAAGGCCCCTGTCTTCTTAGAGGGTGGTCAAGAATATGCAATTGCTCTTGCATCCAACTCAACTAAGTATAGTGTTTATATCTCAAGAATTGGTGAGAATGATCTTTTAAGTGACGCATTTATATCAAACCAACCATATCTTGGGTCTCTGTTTAAATCTCAAAATGCTTCAACTTGGGAAGCAAGTCAGTGGGAGGATCTCAAGTTTATCATGTATAGAGCAGACTTCCTTGAGTCTGGTACTATTGATTTCTATAGTCCAGAACTGTCTGATGGTAACAGACAAATTCCAGTTCTCCAACCAGACTCTCTTCAGGTTTCTTCTAAAACAATTAGAGTTGGCCTTGGAACTACAGTTCAAGATTCTGGATATGAAATTGGTAACACATTCTTCCAAGGAGCAAGCCACATCAATAAGACAAATGCTACTGGCGTTTTAATTGGTGTTGCTGGAACCATTGAAAGAACCGGACTTACAATTTCTAATGCAGGTATTGGTTTGACACCAACAGATGGATCCCATACATTTACGGGTGTCGATCTTGTGACTCTCTCAGGTAATGGTAGGGGTGCTCAGGCCACCGTTGGTGTCAATAATGGTGTTGTTAACTCAGTGGTTGTTACCGGATCTGGTGGTAATGGTTATCAAACTGGAGACGTTGTTGGAATTAATACAATCGGTGCTGGATCAGTAGGAAGAAATGTAAGACTTACTGTTTCTGGAATCGGTAAGACTAGTGAACTTATCTTAGATAATGTTCAAGGAGAATTCACTGTTAGTGGACCTCAATTAAATTATTTCAATAGTGTTGGTGTTGCTCAGACTCTGAATAATGACTTACCTGCTGCACCAGGTGGTGATGTTCAGATTGCTTCGATCAATGAAATTACTGATGGACTGCATATTAAGGTGAATCATCAAAATCATGGAATGTATTTCCCAGATAATAAAGTAGTTATTTCTGGAGTTCTTCCAGATATTAAACCAACTAGGTTAAGTGCAGTATATTCCTCTGATTCTACATCGGGTCTTTCTGTTGAAAATGCAACTGCATTCTCCACATTTGAAAACGTTAGTGTCGGAACTACAAACACTGGATATTTGATAATTGGTGAAGAAGTTATTGAATATTCTAGTGTAGATGGAAATACAATTGGTGGAAACATTTCTAGAGGAAACAATCCTATCACATATCCAGCTGGAACACCAGTTTATAAATACGAACTTGGTGGTGTTAATCTTCATAGAATTAACAAAACTCATACCTTGAGTGATGTTTCTATCGGAAGTTCTATTACGTTCGATTCTTATAACATCAAACTTGATATGTCAGAGAAGTTTAATGCTTCTAATGACGATAGAAGTGATTCTACGGCTGGATTCCCCAAACTTCATATGGGAACCACCGGATCTACTGGAGGACCAAATATTAAGGCAACTCAAAACATGCCGTTTGAAATTATTACTCCAATCGTTCAAAATGTAACTACAAGAGGAACTTCTATTAGCGCAGAAGTTAGAACTACAACCGGACAGAGTATGAGTGGTAATGAAATTCCTTACCTTGATGCTGGATTTGAATCTATTGTTCCAAACGTACCAAATTATCTTAATAGCACAAGATTAATTGCATCTAAAGTTAATGAGGATGCTAAGTTGACTGCGATTGAAGGTGCTAAGTCCATGCAAATGAGACTTAATCTTGTAACTACAGATTCTCATATTTCACCGGTTATTGATGGTCAGAGAGTCAGCACAATTCTTTCTTCTAACAGAGTTGATAGTCAAATCACTGATATTGCAAACGACTCTAGAGTGAAACAAATCTTGACAGATCCAACTGCTTGCCAGTATATTTCTAAGGAGATTACACTGGAAAATCCTGCAACTTCACTGAAGGTTATCTTGGATGCACATATTAATGACTTCTCAGATATTAGAGTTTTATATGCTATCAGCAATAAAGATGGATTCAATCCAATCTTTGTTCCATTCCCTGGATATAAAAATCTTAACTCTAGAGGGCAAATTATTGATGTTGCAAACAGCAACGGTGAGTCAGATTCGTTCGTATCTAAGACTCCCACATATGGATTTGAAAGTGGGTCTATTGAGTTTAAGGAACATACATTTAGTATTGATGAATTGCCTTCCTTCAAGTGTTATAGAATTAAAATTCTATTGACAGGCACTTCACAAACTTATGTACCAAGAGCCAGAAACCTGAGAGTTATCGCCCTAGCATGATGCATAAAGTAAAAGATTATGTGGATCTCGTAAGGGATCCACGAACTGGTGCAATATTGAACATGAATTCTTTAGATCATGAGAAATATGTTGAGAGACGTAAAGTCAAAAATAAAGAGCATCAAAAAGTACAGACTATTGAGGAAGAAGTTGCTAATCTTAAGGAGGACATTTCCGAAATTAAATCACTATTAAAGGAGTTAATCAATGGATCCAACTGAGATAACTTTAGATAATCTAACTAAAAGTTTTGAATATACTAAGTTAGCAAGTCAAATAGATAGTTGTGATGATAAGGGAGAACTTAGAAATATTGCTAAGTGTTTCTGTAAACTTTATTATAAGCAACAGGAAACCATGGCTTCAATAGGTATACCAACAAATGGCAACTAAAACAATTACTTTTGATCCAGACTCTGGCGTACCATATGGTGCCAATTTGTCAATTTATGGTGGGACTGATTTTTCAACCACCTTTAATGTAAAAACAACATCAAATACTGCTTTTGATTTGACAAGCTATTCTGGTGCAGGTGCATTAGCAAAAAGTGTTGCTGTTGGTGCGACTCTTGGAGCCACAGATACTTTTACAGTTGGAATTACTAGTGCAGCTGGTGGAGTTATGAAAATTTCTTTAACTGATACCGAAACTAGTAATCTAACTGAAGGTAGATATGTTTATGATGTTCTCGTGACAATTGGATCATCGACGTATCCATTGGTTCGTGGAAACGTAAATGTCTTCAATACCATTTCATCTTGAACCTAAATACAATTAAGGAATTAGTGTATACATGGCTCAACCAGCAAGTAGGTCTGATTTAATAAACTATTGTAAGAGACAACTGGGAGCACCGGTTTTAGAAATCAACGTTGCTGATGAGCAAATTGATGATCTAATAGATGATGCTCTTCAGTATTTTCATGAAAGACATTTTGATGGTGTAGTTCAAACATACCTAAAATATAAAATTACAGAAGGTGACATTAATAGAGGAAGAACTAGAGGAAATAATCAAACTGTTGGTATTGTAACCACAACAGCATCTTCAACTATAGATGGTTCATCTGTAACGTTTTCTTTTGAGGAAAACAGTAACTATTTGCAGATTCCTTCACAAGTTATTGGGATAAACAAAATATTCAGATATGACGGGTCACAAACGGTGACCAATAATATGTTCAGTGTGAAATATCAAATGTTTTTAAATGACATTTATTATTTCAGTTCCACTGAAGTTTTAACTTATGCAATGACAAAGAGATATCTTGAAGACATGGACTTTGCATTGAATACGGAGAAACAGATAAGATTTAATCAAAGACAAGATAGACTTTATTTGGATGTTGATTGGAGTGACGTTACTAAGGATGATTATCTTATCATTGATTGCTATAGACTTTTAGATCCAAATGATTTTAGTAGAGTTTGGAATGACTCATTCCTCAAGAGATATGTAACTCAACTAATTAAAAGACAGTGGGGACAAAATTTAATGAAGTTCCAGGGTGTAAAATTACCTGGTGGCGTTGAACTTAACGGTAGACAAATTTATGATGATGCTCAAAAAGAGCTTGATTCAATTAGAGAAGTTATGTCTAACACTTATGAACTTCCACCATTGGACATGATCGGTTAATCATATGCTTAATCCATATTTCCAACAAGGAGCAAGGTCTGAACAAAATCTAATTCAAGATCTTATCAACGAACAGTTGAGGATGTATGGTGTCGAAGTGCATTATATTCCAAGAAAATATTTAACAGAGAAAACAATTATCAAAGAGGTAATTCAATCTAAGTTTGATGATGCATATCCTATTGAAGCCTACATTGATAATTTTGATGGGTATAATGATAACACAACGATATTATCAAAGTTTGGAATTCAGCAACAACAAGAATTAAATTTAATTATTTCAAAGGAAAGATTTGAAACTTATATTTCTCCTTTGATGAGAAATGAGGAAAATATAAAATTATCAACAAGACCAAAAGAAGGAGACTTAATTTATTTTCCTCTTGGTGATCGTCTATTTGAAATTAAATTTGTTGAGCATGAAAAACCATTTTATCAATTACAGAAAAACTATGTCTATGAGTTAAGGTGCGAACTCTTTAGATATGGTGATGAAGTTATTGACACTGGTATAGAAGAAATTGATGATGTTTTAACTGGTGGAGAGTCTGATGGATTAACTGAGGATGGTATATCCACAATCATTGGAAATACTCAAAGACTTACTCTGGTCGGAGCAGCAGCAACTGCAACAGCAACTGCTGGAATTACAAATGGAGCAATTAGATTCATTAGATTGACCAATAGAGGTGGTGGATACCTAGCGCCACCAAGAGTAGCAATATCCTCTGCCCCATCTGGAGGAGTTACTGGTATTGCTACTGCAATAATGATTGGAGGAATTAACGTTTGTAATCAAAGTGCAAATCCAAAGGCACAATCTGTTCAACAGGTTCAGATTTTAAATGCAGGTAGTGGATATACTAATTCACCTGGTGTGAGATTTGTCTCTAATAGTGGAGCTGGTGCTGCAGCAACAGTTGGTATTTCAACAACCGGTGGTGTTGGAATAGTTACAATATCTTCGGGAGGATCTGGATATACAACCTCACCCACAGTCACAATATCTACTCCAAAACATGTTGGTGCAGCTGCTACTGCTGTTCTAGATAGTCCAATTGTCGGTGGTGGTGTTAGTGTCACATCTGCACCAATAAGTATCGGTGCATCTGCATTCTTGTTCCCAGGAGGAACAACTGGTGGCGTATTCTATAAAACAGCACCTACAGTTACGTTTGCATTACCTACAGGTACAGGAAATGCTGCACAAGCAACTGCAACTTTAGACCAGTTGTCACAGACTGGAGGAACAGTAGAAACTCTCGCAATTACCACGGGAGGTAAATTCTATACCAGTGCTCCATCAGTATCCATCACTCATCCAGGATTTAGTTTTGCATCTGCAACAATAGGTATTGCTGGTTCTTCTGTAAATCCAAGTTCTGTTGCATTTAGTACTACTGGTAGAGCATATACAACTGCACCTACGGTTGCAATCTCAACGTCTGGAGTCATGGATGCTCCAACTCAAGTCGCTGTTGGTATCGCAACGATTCATCCTATTACGGGTATCGTTACAGCAGTTGGATTTAATAGTACGACAGATCCATGGTGCGTTGGCACTGGAGCAACTATTGGTCTTGGATATACAGTAGCACCTTCTATATCTTTCAGTGGAAATCCATCCCCAGTACAAGCAACTGCTACAGTTACTGTTTCAGTTGCTGGAACGGTTAATACTATTAGTATAGGTAATAGCGGATTTGGATATTTGACTACCCCAACAGTTACTATTTCTGGTTCTTCGGGAGGAGATGAGCAATTTAGAGCACTTGGTATTGCGACCATTAGATCTACATCAATTAAGACTGAGGGCACTGTTGGTATAGGATCTAGTGTAATTACTGGAATTACTACAACCAATATTATTGTAGGAGACAGAGTAAGACTTAGTGTTGGATATAACAAACCATATAACTTTATACCTGCAGATATCTTTGTACAATCTATTGGTTCCAATTCTCTAACCATGTCAGAGTCTGCCACAAATGTTGGCATTGCGACATCGGTATTTGAATTTGGTATTGAGAATTGTGGAATTGTAACTGGAATTGCTGTTACTTTTGGTGGTGGTGGATATTTGGCACCGCCTACTGTAACCATTTCCAATGAGGTATCGGAGAAGAATTATGTCGAAGAAGTTGCTGGTATTGCCACTGCGACGGGAATAGCGACTGTAAGTGCAGCTGGAACAATATCGCATTTGAATATCTTAGATGCTGGTTATGGATATGTAATTGAACCGGAAATAACAGTTTCTGCATCAGAATCAAGTGGATCAGGAACTTTTGTGTTCAATGAAATTGTTACTGGATCTGTGAGCGGATCAACTGGAAGAGTTGTGGTCTGGAAAGCTGACGATAGTATTCTAGAAATTTCATCCGTAACTGGAGAATTTACTTTTGGTGAGACAATTACCGGATCTACTTCAGGAGCCTCTTATGATCTTAGATCAGTTAATATTCAACCTGCAGATGATGGATTTGCTGATAATATCAATATCGAAACTGAGGCAGATTCTATTCTAGACTTTAGTGAGCAGAACCCATTCGGGATCCCCTAAATAATATCACTCTCAGTATATTGTAATTCCATAAGGATAAAAAATGTTTGAATATTTTTATAACGAGATTTTGAGAAGAACCATTGTATCTTTTGGTACTCTTTTTAATTCTTTAACTATCAAACAAACTAACTCGTCTGACAATGTGATCAACACTGTCAGAGTTCCCCTGTCCTATGGGCCTACTCAAAAATTTCTTGCAAGACTTGAGCAGCAAGCAGATCTCAATAAAGGAACTGCGATAACATTGCCAAGAATGTCATTTGAGTTTACTGGAATGACTTATGATCCTGCAAGAAAGGTATCAACAACGCAGCAGTATACTGTAAAGGATCCAAATGATGGATCAGAGTCAAAGAAAGTATACATGCCAGTTCCTTACAACATGCAGTTTGAACTGAGCATCATGACAAAGTTAAATGATGATGCATTACAAATTGTAGAACAAATTTTACCATACTTTCAACCATCATATAATTTAAGTGTAGAATTAGTCGAATCAATACAGGAGAAACGTGATATTCCAGTGATACTTGAAAATATCACCATGCAAGATGATTATGATGGAGACTTTACAACTAGAAGAGTTCTTCTCTATACCTTAAGATTTACAGCAAAAACGTATCTGTTTGGTCCTGCTACATCTGCGACCAAGGATATCATCAAGAGAGCAACTGTCAGTTACCTTACTGGAACAGACATCACAAATACTACAAGAGAAGTTACATATTCTACTGTTCCAAGAGCAACCAAAAATTATACCGGAGATGCATCTACCACTGTTTCTGTTGATACCTCCAAGACTGGTAAGATAATTGAGGTTGAGAGTGCAAGTGGTTTGACTGCCAAGTCTTACATAGTAATCGATGATGAGAGTATATTCATTAAGTCTATCACTGATAACAAACTAACTGTTCTAAGAGGACAAGATAAAACAACTGCAACAGAACACCTTAGAGGTGCAGAGGTGCATATCATCAATGCTGCAGATAATGCATTAATTGAGGAAGGTGATGACTTTGGATTTAGTGGTTCGTTAACATGACAAGTAAATTTGATAGTTTAAATGATGAGTTCAACGTCAAGGGAGACATTGTGCAGTCTGAAGTTGTTAATGCAAAGATAGAAAAAGTAAAAGAAACAACAGATGATGTCAAGAAAGACTATGATTATACAAGGGGTAATCTTTATAGTATAATCGAAAAAGGGCAAGAAGCAATTAATGGTATTTTAGAACTTGCACAAGAAAGTGAGATGCCTAGAGCATATGAAGTTGCAGGCCAATTGATTAAAAATGTTGCTGATGCCACAGATAAACTGATGGATCTTCAGAAAAAACTGAAGGATGTCGAAGAAGAAAAACAATCTCGCGGACCCTCTACTGTTAATAACGCATTATTTGTTGGATCCACAGCAGAACTTGCAAAGATGCTGAAACAGGGCGTAAAAGAGGAGAATAAATAATAGAGACGGAGTTATATTTAACGTGGCATTAAAGAAGCCTTCAGATTTTTTTGGTAAGAATAAAAACGACTTTGACAAAATCAAAGATACTGTTTCCACGGAAAAAATTGAAACGGTATCTGAGGCTTTTAGTGCTTTTAAAACAAACTTAAATCATATTCAGTCTATATCAGATTTCTCAGATACAGTTGAGAACTTTAAAGATAATGTTGATAAAGTTGAGAGTATTTCTAAAGAAATCTCAGAAGTAAAAGAAGATATCAGAGGACTGATTAGTAAAGAGGATTTGGATGAGGCAATGGTTGCTCATCTTCTCTTTGTTGAGGAGTCAATCAAAAAGATTGAGGGACGAATAAAGAGTATCAATGGAGATACTATTGATAAGATAAAAGAAGACTTTATAAACCTTTCTGAAACTGTAGAGAATTTTGTAGATGTTGATATTCCAAACTACAAAAAGTTAGTATCAGAGTCGGAGATTAGATTTGATACTAGATTTGCAAGTTTTAAAGGTTTAGTGGAAGAAGATCTTGATGGTATTAAAGAAGACATTAATAGAGAAGTAAACACTGCCTTAGCAGGTGTTGAGACAGTTAATGAAAATATTGTATCTGACTTAAAAAAAGATTTAAGAAAAACAACAAAAAATATTAATGAGACTGTAAGTAATCTTGTTAATGAAGAGTTTCCAAAGTACAAAAAACTGTTTGCAGAAACTGAATTAAAGACTGAACAAAGAGTCTCTGCATATGATGAAGTCATTGAGAAATTAACCTCAATGGTTAATGAATTTACTGAGAATGAAATTCCTAAGTATAGTAATCTGCTTATTGAGACTAAGATAAAGTCAGAAGAGGAAGTAAAAGAACTCGAAAAAAATGTATTGGATCAAGTTCAGTCGCTGAAAGAACAAATTGAAGTTCTTTCTAGTGATATTACAGAGAAAACTTCTGATATTGATTCTTTAGTTGAAGCAAAGGTTGACGAATTGCAATCAACGATTGATGACTCCAAACAAAAAATAACAGAGATATCTAATGTATATACATCTCTATATAAAGACTTCAAAAATAGAGAGATTCATGAAAACAAAAAGCTAGAGGAATACTCGGGAGAACTTGATAAGTTCTCTAAGAAATTTTCTTTCTTTGAAGAAACTATTGCTGAAGATGTAAGAGAACTGCAAAATGTACTAGATATTAGCACAACAAAATATTATGACATTCTCAAAAATGAAGTGGGTGAATTTGAAGAGAGTATGTCAAATCAAATTAAGGATCTAGAACTTAATCTGGTTGTCAATGAAAAACATATTAAAAAACAAAATGAAAGTATTGATAATATCAAAGAAGAAGTAAAAGATGTTATAGAGAGACTTCAGATTGAATCTATTGAGGAAAAGAACAAGGCCTTATTTGAAAAGGTAGTGTACATTGAAAAAATTCTCTCTGAATTCAACGAAAAAGCAATATTAAAGGAAGATAATCCAACACTTCCAGGAGATGCATCGACAAATAATTCGGCAGATCCATTAACTCCTCTTGATCAAAACTTTGTAACTATTGATCAACTACAACAGCATTACAAACTGTTTATCAATAGAATTCAGCAACAAATTGCTACTATCGGTGGTGGCGGTGCTGGGTTCATAAAGGATCTGGATGATGTTACCTTCGATCAAACCACTGGAACTAATGAACTGCTCATTTACAACGGAGCAAAGTGGGTCGGTATTGCTAGCACTGCACTTGGTGGTAGTGGAGGTTCAACACAACTAATTGATCTTACTGATGTTGACACTGCAAATCTTGGTGATGGTAGATTCTTAAGATATGATGCTTCGTCAGAAGAATTTACATTTGCTCCTGTTTCAGCAACTAATCTTGAATTGATCGCTGGTGATATACAGTCTGGTATTTTAACTACAACTAGCACAAACGCTGCAGTCGTAATGTCCATAAGTGCATCAACTTATAGATCCGTAAATTATCAGGTTCAGGTTACAAGAGGAACTAACTATAACATGTCAACCATTAATATCATTCATGATGGTACTAATACGTACATGTCAGAGTACGGTATAATCAATCAACCAATCGGAGTAGCTACATTCTCATCGGATATTAGTAGCGGATCATTAAGATTAATAGGACATCCAGCATTCTCATCAGAGACAACTTTTAAAGTAGTTTTTACCGCATTAGAGGTATGAAGACGTTTAAGCAGTTTCAAGAGTCTTGGAGTAATAAATATAAAAAGAGTATTGACTGCTCTAATCCAAAAGGATTCTCACAAAAAGCACATTGTGCTGGTCGTAAAAAGAGAGCAAAATGAGCAACCCTCGTATTCCAAGAAAACCTGGGCAACCAGCAAATTCCAAAAAACACTCTGACCTCTACACGGATGAAAATCCAAAGGGAACGATTCATGGA